GATCAAACGGTTTGCCCGTAACCATCTCGGCAATACGCATAAGCGTCCAGACAGCACCAATCAAACCAAATAAAGGCGTAATCACTTGGAGAAACGATCCGATTGTGGCAACCACAGACACAATGTCTGCGGCATTCTTCACTAGTTCATGTTTATCCTGAGTCATATCAGCACTTCCAAGCTCTTAAGGATTTGTTGATACGGCTGTTTGGGTCGTTGGCCGTTTTAGAACTCGTAAGCTTCTTTTTCATGCCTTCCATTCTGGCACAGAACGATTTTTTACGAGGGCCACCCTCTGGCTGCGGGGCTTTGAGTCCGGGCTTCCCCGGATTGGCAGCGTTGTACGATGCTCGACCCTTGGCGTTCAGACCACCTTTAGGATTTTTGCCTTCTTTGCGCTGCCAAGCTGGGGTTTTTGCCATGACATCACCCGCATATCAATGTAACCGCAGTGACATTTGTAACCGCCACGGTTGCAAGATCATTAGTTTTGTACGTTGTACGGATACCTTCTGCTGCCATATACAAGCTGTTAACCTGCGTGGCTGAAGCTGGGGTATCAATCTCAAGCAACAACGTCGAATCACTTGCGCGAGTGACAACAATCGTACCCGCAGAAGCACCTGCCAAGTAATACAAACCTTTGATCCGAGTCATCGGTAAAGCTAGATCACCACCATACCCAACCGTGATTGCCGCTGCGGTCGCTGCACTTACTGTGATACTTGAAACGGAAGCGAAGTAGTTAGTGCTGTAGACCGTATTGTTGTTTGGCCCAGCAACCACTTCAGTAACAACCACACCACCTACGGTTGTGCCTGTGATGGTGAAGTTTTTACCCGTTTCATTACCCGTGCCGGTAATGGATACTTTGTAGCCGTACCCATTGATCCCCGGCGTTGTAGCAGCAAGCGTAAGTGCACCAGCACCACTCGGTGTAACCGAAGTCACATAAAAGTTGGCACTCGACTTTATCTTGACTGACCATACATCATATTGCATGGTGCACCTCTAATTAAGACGTTGCAAACGGTGTAGCTACTGTACCTGAACCGTTTACTGTTCCAGTAACCATGTACTTCAATGCGGCAACTGCAACAATCTGCACCCAAGTGCCTGCAACACCACCTGTGGTTGTGCCATTAAAGTTAATGAAATCGTCGTTTGCGCCAGCAGTAAACCCAACAGCCGCACCCGAAGAATCAGTATCAATAGACAACACTGAACCGACAAACCGATCTGTGCCGTCCGTACCGATCTTTAACGAAGAAGTAGAAATCGTAGTCGGAACCCAAATGGTGTAAACCACACCTTCGTTATTAGCCGTGTTGGGGTCATTACCGGGGCCAGACGAAGAAGAGTTTGCCGAAGTATTAATGGTAGGCAGCGTAAGCGTTACGTTAGCTGCTAGCGAACCACCAACAGAAATAATCCTGCCGCCGTGATCTACTGGATTCAGCGTGGTGCTAGAAGTAATTTCTACGATGGTAGACGGACCCTGCTGATAAATACCGCCAAGAGAGCGGACCGGTCCTTGGAACGTGGTGCGAGCCATATTGTCCTCACATGCGATGTCGGTGTATTAGTCTGCATGTTGTCAGCCGGGACTGTCTAATACACCGGGCTAACCCCGGAATATCAGTGTTGTATCAGGTTGTGGGGGGTGTGTCAACCAATCGATTGTATTTAGCCAAATTATCCTTTTGGGTTAAAACTTGCAAGTTCCAAGGCACATGAAGTCCGCAAACACTTTCACCGTGAAGAGGGATGATATGGTCTACCGCATGTCGTTCACCAGTAGCGCGGCTAAGCTCAATAGCTAGCCTGTACTTAAGCCGTATTTCCATTTTTTGGTTTTCGGTCAACCATTTGGGGGTGGCATCCCTAAATCTCCTACGACGTAGGCTAGTCATTTCTTTATACATGTCGGGGTTGTTCACCTTATGAGTTTTTTTATATCTACGCTTATCCTCATCTGGTCTTGCCTGTGCCCGCGCAATGACATTTTCTTTATTTGCTTCGTAATACTTGCGCTTAGCTTGCTGCCCCGCTTCTGATTTGTTGTACTCTCGGAAATAGTCTGCACGTTTTTCTGCTGCTTGTTGCCATTCAACCTTTAGACACTCAACACAAGCACCTTTTGTTTTACGAGGAGCTATGTGCCCATGCTTGCAGGGTTCTCCTGTGAAGTAATACTTTGCCCCAATGTCTTGGGCTTCTTTACGAGTTTTGGGTAGGGTTGTGGTATCCATTTGTTCTCCTTAATTACGATACAGAGAATAATAGCATATACCCTACAAAAAGAAAAGCCACCTTGCGGTGGCTCTTCCAAATCAATATAACTACTTGATTTTATTAGGCTCCGGGCGAACCGAAGATACCTAAAGGATCGCTTACGCCGAAGCTGTAACGCTCACGAGCTTTATAGCGGACGTTTCCGGTATCGAAATCGCCATCCATTGAGTTCTGCATCGGTGTGCGAACAAAATGCTTCAGGCCGTTAGGCACATCAGTCGTCAGGAACCATGCGTTGGTATCGGTCAAATAGTGGTTGACCGTATAGCCTTCGGGGATGGAACCCATCATCTTCAGTGCGTTAACGTCGTTGTCAGCCGTAGCCACACGAAGCTCGGTTTGCAGCAAACGAGTTGCCGTAAACATGAGGTTCGGAGGAACAACCAACTTGCGGGGCTTTGCAGCGATCAGCAACCCACGTTCATCAGTCCACGCAGCAATTTGAATCACTGCATTTTCCAACGAGGTTTCGTTGAGATCCGAGTTAGTTGCGGGGCGGTTGCTGTTAACACCACCAGAAACCAGCGGATGCGAAGTCGAGAACAAAGGCTGACCGTCACCATAGGTAACGCTTGAGCTAAAGCCGTTGTTCAGAACTGCTGCTGCCTTCACCTCTTTGGTGTAGTACATCGCACGAGCAAGTGCCTTGGTGTAACGAGCAGACAAGCTGTCGTACAAGTTATCCTCAATCGCTTCTTCAGTGATCGAGAATCCAAGTGCAATAGTTTCATGCGTATAGCGAGCAGTCCAAGCTTCCTGCGCGTTGTCATAACTTATTGCAGAACCCTCGTTTTTGACAGGGGCTGCGCTAAATCCTGACAGCTTGGTTTCTTCCTCGAAAGAACGCTCGGAAGTCTCTGTTTCGTAGATTTCCTTGTGCTCTTCGCCATACTTTGCATACTCCAGACCGAACAATGCGTTCAGGCCGGGGAGAAGCTCTTTCAGTAGTTGTGCGCGTGAAATAGCCATTTAATTTCCCCTTCCTTACACGCCAGTTGGGTTGAGATACTGATGTCCACCAGCAACTGTCTGTCCTGTTACGTTCGGTGCGTTGAACTTAACAATAAACTCACAGAAATTGCCGCTAGAGTTAGCAGTATCAGGAACCACATCAATGATACGAATTGGCAATGTAGCAGTGGTCGTACCGCCAGCAGCACTATAAATGCCAATGGTGGAATCGCCAGATTGCGCGTTACTATTTGTACCGTCATATGTGGTGTTTTGCACGATTTGAGCATTACTACCAATCATCGTGCGGCCCAAGAAAGCCACAGATAGACCAGAAGTTGTGTCATTTGCCGTTGTGCCAGCGACCAAAACAGCTTTAAAGAGCTGGTCAGGATCATCAGCAACATAAGCATAAATCGTCGATCCGCTTACAACTGACAGGCTGGCAGGGTAATACTGCGACCAAACAGGCTGTTTTGTTGATGCGTTAACATACTGACACCCTAAAAATACACCTACAGGTGTAGCAGTAGAGGTGCCCGTGTCTTTCTCAATGGTGCCATCTGAAACAATTTTGACAATATCGCCATAGAAAATATTGGTGTTGTAGCCTGTACCAGTTGTATTTGCAATGACTAATTGACGAGTTGCTCCAGCAAACACCTGACCACCGATCAAATTGACCGGCTTTAGACCATAAGGTCTGTCGATAGTCGGGTAAGCCATTTTGGATTAACTCCTACGATTGTTGATTACTACGTCCGAATGAAACCGTGGTTTTGCGCTCTGAAAACAGAGGCATCCTTGGGTCATTCTCGCGCATGAAGTGGTTGTCAACAGATCGGATTTGAGCTTCGGCTTGCTGTTGATAATAAGCATTCCGTTGATCAACCATTTCTGTTGGCGTTTTGCACAGTAACAACCCACCCACCACGACATTATCTTTAAAACGAGCATTGTCATTATCAAGATACATCGAGATTTCGGGATGGTCTTCTGCGCGAACAGGCTCCCAACCTTCACGGATTTTGGATGACACATTGCGTGGGTCGGCTTGACCCAGCGTACTGACACGAATCCAGCGATAGGTATACCCAGCTTCAGGTGTAGGGTCAGGCAGCAGCGTGGGCGGTGCCCAGCTACGAGGACGCTCATCTTTAGCGCGTG